TCCTATATATTCGCGGCAGTTACCGCGAATATTTTGGAGTTTAGCCCGCTTCCTCCCCACGCCAGTCCACATGGATGACATTCCCCGGCGGCGACGGCGGGGATGGAGGCGCGGCGGATGGCCCGGCCAGCAGCTTCTGGAACGGATAGGCTTCGGTGACACGCTTGGCGCGCTCATGACCGGGTGACGGTTGATAGTGCCCGGCGTAGACTTCCGGCGAGTTACCGAGGCGGGCGCTGGCGGCGGTGGGCTCCACCCCCTGGGCATCCATCAGAGTCGCCATCAGATGGCGGATGGAATGCGCGTGGTACTCCACCCCACAGATCGCCGCGGACGCCGCGCCGACCCGACTGGAGGCGGCTCCCGGTGAGACAGGCCGCCAGGGCCGCCGCTGCGTGGTGAAGAGGTACTCATGCGGGATGCTCATCAGCGACCGCCACTGGATGAGCGCCTGCAGCGCCCAGATCACCTCCGGGTCGGCGAAGTGAGCATAGAGCCACGCGCCGCCTTTTTCCTCGAGTAAAATCCGCCGCTGCCGGAAGTCCACATCCGCCACCTTGATCTTGACCAGTGCGCCGATGCGGTGCGTCGTCTCCGCCAGAAGAGTCAGCAGCGCGTAGAGGTTCGGCTCGCCAGCCTGCGCCAGCAGCTTCGCCCGGCGCAGCATCTCCCGAAAGACTTCCAGCGGTATGGCCCGCGTCTCCGGCGGCTTGGCCTTCGGCTTCCGAATGGTCAGCCCGGCAGCGGGCGACTTCCCCAGATAGCCAATCTTCACACACCAGTTAAAAAACCCACGAATGACCACCACATGCTGATGCGGCGTGCGCCCGGACATGGTCCCGGCCTTTTGCCTGCCGATCAGTACTTGGTCGACGTAGCGGTTGAGGTGAGCAAAGTTGACGACCTTGAGGGAGGCGACCGGCGGCGATTGACTGCCGAGCCAGTCGACCAGCGGGGTGAGGATATTGCGGTAATTGCCGTTGGTGTGATGACTGCGATCCACCAATAGATAGTCGCTCAAGGCGACCGTGAGCGGTTTGCCCTCCTTTGATCGAGGCATGATGCGTTCCCTTCTGCTGCGCGCAACTTCGATGTTACCGGGAACGCATGATTGATAGCAAGTTATAGCAGTAAGGGATTGGTCTGGTTTGTGACCAGTTTGTGAACAGAGGCTGTTTCGTACGCGATTTTCATAAATCGGGTCGATAGGTGGGGAAATCCCCGGCGGACAAACACTCCACCGGGGACGGCAGCCGCCAAAAAAGCGACCCCCTTCCACGAAAGGCCCTCGTGGTAATTAGAGCGTAGCTTAAATTATGACCTTCGTCATCATCCGTCCGAGTTATGTGGCCGCGCTGAACAGCCCGGTGGCCGCGGCCATCTGCTCGCTGTTCGAGCACTGGTCGATTTGGAAAGCGCACAACGGCCCCGACCTGTGGATCTACAAGAAACAGGACGAGCTGCAGGCCGATCTCTTCGGCATGTTCGGCGTCAAGCAAATCCGGGCCGCGCTGAGCGACCTGGTGAACGCGGGCATCCTCAGCCGCCGGACGAATCCCCACCGCGCCACGGACCGCACCTTCCAGTATCTGTACAAGCCGAATCGGTTGGCCGAACTACTGCGCCAGCTCGACCACGAAGAGGCCAAAGGCGAGGCCGACCGCTTGCAAACGGTCGAGGCGCGCATTGCAAACGGCCAATTTGCCGCTTCTTCCTTAGAACAAATAAGACTCCCCAAATTGGACTCTTCACCAGCAGCAGACGCGCAAGCGCGAGAGCTTGCTGCTGCTGCTGAGGCTGATGCCGACTTGCATACGAGTATGCGCGGTCATCGGGGCGAAGGCGCAGACCGGGAGCAGACCGCCGATGAAGGCGAAGACGCGACTCGGCGGGCAGCGCGGAGCCCTCACCCCCTTGCCCCCTCTCCCGAGGGCGAGGGGGAACCGGAGCAGGTCAGCGCGGTGATCAGCGGGGTCTTCGCGCCGATAGTCGCCCGGCAGTTGATCGCTCGGTACGGGGCGGCGACGGTGGAGCGGGCGCTGGCGGTTGCACGGGAGCGGGGTGCGAAGAACCCGGCGGGGTTTGCGCTGAAGCTGCTGCGCGATGCCGATCCGGCGCTGGAGCCTCAGGACAAGTTCGCCCGTTACGAGAACCTGATAACCGCTGATGAATGGCTGTCGGCTCGGAGCCCTCACCCCCTTGCCCCCTCTACCGATGGAGAGGGGGAGCCCGACCCGGCGCGGGCTGCCTGGCGCGTGGCCCACGCCCAGCTTGAGATCCAACTGGATCGGGGCAACTTTGACACCTGGGTGCGTGATGCGGCATTTGTGCGCGCCGAGGGCGACCGCTGGACGATCCGCGCGGCGCACAGCATGGCGCGGGATCAGCTCCAGCATCGGCTGTACAAAGACATCCGCCGGGTGCTGAGTGATGTGGTCGGGCGCAAGGTGGAAATCGAGTTCGTGGTGGAGGCACGGGCATGAACGACTTCGATCTCTTCAACGGGGCGGGGCACTTCGCACCGCCGCCGCTCGGCGAGCAAGAGGCCACCGAGCTGGAACGGTTGCGCTGGATGGTCCGCACGGGGCGGAACACGCTGGCCGCCATCAGCCACGATCTGGACAGCGTGGGGGATGTGCCGACGTGCCAGCCGCTGAACAAGGCGAAAGTGAAGGAAGTCCGGCAGGCGTACCAGACGCTGCACGCCTGGACGCTTTCCCTGATGGATGTGACGGCGCGGGTGTACCTGCTGGCGGAGGACGCCCAGCAGGATCTGACCTTGCCCGCGGTGGAAATAGAAAAGCGGCCTGCTCGCCGCTTCTCCCAGTCGCTAGTTTCGCTCGAACGCATACGACTATGCAAAGGATAACACGATGAAAACTATGACGCTACTGAACCAAAAGGGCGGGGTGGGCAAATCAACACTCTCCGTCCACATCGGCGGCGGGCTGGCGCTGAATGGCAAGCGGGTGGTGGTGCTCGATGCCGATCCGCAGGGCAACGCTGGTACGCTGCTCAACCAGGCGGAGGCCCCCGGCCTGTATAACCTGCTCATCCGCAAAGAGGAGTGGGAGGACGTGCTGGTGCCGATCCCCACCCACGTCTACGACCCGGCAGCGCCGGAGCCGGATGAGAAGCGGAGCAACATCAAGACGCGCAACGGTGCCGGCGGTGAACTGTACCTGCTGCCGGGCAATGTCGAGACGCGGGCGATTGGCGCGGTCAACCCCAACCCGTTTTTGCTGCGCGAAAAGCTGCGCGAGATCGACGGTTGGGCGGATGTGGTGGTGATCGACACCAGCCCGACGCCGAGCCAGTTCCACACCACCATTTACATGGCGTCCGACTCGATCCTGTTCCCGGTGCAGCCCGCCTATCTCTCGCTCGACGGACTGGCGAAGAGCCTGATCACGCAGGAGATGGCGCGGCTGGAACGCGAGGGCATGGGCGAAGGCAGCATCTCCCGGATGGGCATCATCCCGACGATGTTCCGGGGCAATACCAAAGCGCACGACCTTGCGCTTCAACATTTGCTCAAGGATTACCGCCAGTTGGTCTGGCCGGTGGTGCCTTTGCGAACGCTGTATGAGCAAGCCGCCTTTGTGGGTGAGTTGATGTATCGGTACGGGCCGAAAAGCAAAGATGCGGCTGAAGGTCACGAGATTGTGCGGGAACTGCGTGCATTGGTCGAACGGGTTGAACTCAGCCTGGGAATGGAGCAACGGGTAAATGTCTAACTTCAAGGATATGGCTCGGAAGCCAGGGCAAGTGAACGGGGCGGCAGTCGCGCCGCTATCGGAAGCCGCCGAACTGGACGCCAAAATCTATGGCAGCCTGGGCGAACTGAGCGCGGGCAAGATCGTCGCCAAGCCGATTGATATTCGGCAGATCGAGCCGGACTTCGCCCAGCCGCGCCAGCAAATCCCCAGCGCCGTCCGGGCGCGCTGGAACCGGCAGGTGGACGCTGACAGCATGGCCGACCTGTTTGGCGCGTGGACGATGGCGTATGCCGAGGAGATCGGCGTGCCGTTTGAGCAGGCGTCGAGCTTCATCAACGCGGTGCTGGACGGGGATATGAATGAGGATGTGCTGCCGATGGTCATGCCGAAAGCGAGCGCCGAGCGCAAGGTTGGCGTGATGCAGAGCAGCCTGATGACGGTGGTCTGGCTGGCAGCCAACATCAAGGGCGAAGGTCATCACAACCCGATTCTGATTTACCGGACAGGCGACGGCTACCGCATCATCGACGGGGAGCGGCGTTGGCTGGCGCACTGCCTGCTGGCAGTCACCGAAGGACCGGAGCAGTGGGGCCGCATCAAGGCGATTGTCGAAGACCGCCCGAACGTGTGGGCGCAGGCCGACAACAACAACCAGAACGAAAAACTGAAAGCGACCGAACTGGCGCGGCAGTTTGCCCTGTTGTTGATGGACCTTTACACCGCCGAAGGGTTCACGTTCCAACCCTACGAAGCCTTTGAGCATGACCTGGGCTTTTACGCCCAGGTGGCTGACGGGAATCAGTGGGCTATCCCGCGTAACGGTGCGGCGCGGCTGATGCAGGCGATGGGCAACATGAGCGCCGGGCAAATGCGCCAGTACCGCGCCTTGCTTCGGCTGCCACCGGCGGTCTGGACGATGGCCCATGACCTGGGGTGGGGTGAGACCTTCCTGCGGGAGATCAAGAGCGCAACCAACAGCCCGGAACAGTTGACCCGCATGGCGGCGGCCTATGCCCGCGAACAGGGCTATACCGTTACTGGCGTAACGGTATCGGACGCCGACGAGGCGGAAGAATATTCTGATGGAGCCATGCTGGATGCCGCCTCCGAAGCGGCTTTCCGGGACATTATCGGCGAAGACGAACCCGCGCCGGCGGAAAACTGGGGCGGGATTGCGCTCGACCCGGAGACCGGCGAAGCGACCGACGCCTGGTCGGGGCAGCCGCTCCATGAAGAACCCACAGTATCCCAAGTTTGGGAAAACCCCTGGGATGACCCGGCGATGGATCAGAAGCGCATGAACCTGATGAGCTACGCCTTCAGCCGGGCGCGGGGCAATTGGTTTAAGCCTGCTGACGTGGGCTTCACCTTCGAGCTGCTGACCGCGCTGGTCGAGCGGGGCGAACTGGAGAGCCAGTCGCCGACCTTCAACAAACAGGATCGCAGCCTGTGGAAGTTCCGCATCACGCCCAAGGGGTGCGGCGTACTGGGGCGCACCTACGGGCAATGGGACGACCCCCAGCAGCCGATCAGCCGCCCACCGGCGACCTATGGCACGCTGCCGCCGCCGCCGGACAAACCGCAGCGCCCGGCGGTCGACCGCAGCATCCTGGGCAAGACACTGGATATTCAATTCGACGCGCTGAAGGCCATCATGCTGAGCGACCTCAACCGAAACGAAGCCGAACGCGCCGACCTGATCGAGAGCGCCAACGAATTCTGCGATGCCGTCCGGCGGCTGCTGATCGACCGCCTGCGGAAAGGCGCGTAATGATCCCTATGACGGAGGCGGAGCGCGAGTCGCTCCGCCAGTTGGTAGCGGAACTGCGGGAAGCGAGCTTCATGCTGGCCTCCCGCAGTGATGACGAAGCGTTGGAGCGCGTTGGCGGTCCGGCGCGCCGGATGACTATTGATCGGCTGGAGCGCAAGGTGCTCGGGCTGGTCGAACGCAATGAAGATGAGTTCCAGCGGCTGCTGCGCTGGATAGATGAGCGTGAGGTGCCGGATGACCGAGCTGCTGCAACTGGGTGAGGACTGGGCGCTGCCGATTGACGCGCTGATCGGCAAGCGGGTGGCCGTGCTGGGCAAGAGCGGCAGCGGAAAGACCAATACGCTGGCGATCCTGGCGGCGGCGCTGCTGGGCGCGGGTGTGCCGGTCATCGTGGTGGACGCCATGGGGCAGTTCGCGGGACTGCGGCAGGTGGCCCCGGTGCTGGTGGCCGGTGCGGATGAGGGGGCAGATGTACCCCTCACCGCGAACACGGCGGGGCGGCTGGCAAAGATCGTCTTCGACAACCGCCTGTCCGTGGTGCTGGATAGCTCCAGCCTGCCCGCGGCGGAGGAGGTGCCGACCATCGCCGCATTTCTCAATACGTATTGGGATTTGGTGCGCCGGCAGAGCACGCAGGCGGGGCTCTCGCCGTGGGCGCTGATCATCGACGAGGCGCAGCACTATATCCCCGAGTCCCGGCAGGTGGCGACCAGCGACGCGCTGATCGACATCGCCAAGCGCGGGCGGCACCGCAAGCTGACGCTGCTGCTGGCAACCCAGCGGGTCGCCAGTGTGCGGAAAGATGTACTGACGCAGTGCAACCTGATCCTCAGTCACCGCGTCATGATGGGCGCGGATGTGGAGTTCCTGGGCGAGGTGCTGCCGGTCTCTAAAAAGGAGATCGGCACGCTGATGCGCGGCTTCCCGACGGGGCGCGCCATCCTGGTCGGCGAGGCCGAGCTGCTGCAAAGCAACGACGACTTCCGCACGGTGCAGATCAACCGCAGCGACGTGCTGCGCGATGCCCACGCCGCGCCCAGTCCACATGCGCCGATGGGCCAACTGCCCGCCAACCTGCTGGATGACCTGCGGGCGGCGCTAACCGAGCCGACGCCGGAGCCTGCGCCGACCGCGGCGACCGCGCCGGAGCGCCAACCCGATCACCTGCATGAGGTCATCCGCAATTTGCAGCAGCGGCTGACGATGGCCGAGTCCCGCGTGGTCGAGGTGCCCGCCATCGATGAGGCGACGGTGCGCCAACTGGAGGCCAGCGCCGAACTCATCCGCTCGGCGGCGGAGTCGGTCAATGAGCTGGGCGAGGCGCTGCTGACGACGCTCAACCAGGTGCTGGCAATGAAACGTAGCCAGCAACCGGCAGAACCGGCGACGGTCTTTGAAGCGCATCCGATGGCGCGGTCGACCCCGGTTCAGACCGGGGACCTGCCGACGGGCGCGGCGAAAGTGCTGCGGACGCTGGTCAACCATCACCCGGCGGGCTTCACGCTGGCGCAGATCGGCCTGCTGACCGGGTACTCGGTCAGCGGGGGCAGCTTCACGGGCAACTGGAAGCTGCTGCGGGAGCGCGGGCTGGTGGAAGGCACCACGCTCTTCCGGGCGACCGAGGCGGCGCTGCGGCTGCTCGGTGCCCAGCGGCAGCGCCCGGCCACGCTGGCGGAACGGGTGCAGATGTGGCGGCAGGCCTTGCCGAGCGACGGCCACCGCCGAGTCTTCGACGCGCTGGTCAATCACCACCGCTATGGCATCAGCCGGACGGATCTGGCGGAGACGACCAACTATGAGGCCGGGGCGGGGCGCTTCGGCGAAATCCTCAGCACGCTGCGGAATAACAATCTGATGATCGTTCGAGAGGGGCGGCTGTTCGCCAACCCGGATTTGTACGCGGAGGGGCAATCGTGAAATACACCTATCGCGGCGACCGACTGACCGCGCCCGAACTCCGCGGGATGGCGTGCGATCCGGTCCTGCGGCGCGACGGGAAGTGCATCCGCGGCAAGAATGGCAACATGCTGGTGATCGACGGGCAGGGCCGCCGGTGGGTGGTGCTCGGTCGGCAGTTGAGGAAGGTGAACCCATGACTGAACAGGAGGCGCGGGAGGCGCTGCTGGTGTACCTGAAGACGCAGGATCACCGCTACCTTTCGCCGAAGATGCTGATGCCGGTGGTCGGTTGGTCGCCGATGCAATACCCCGTCGTCACTGCTCACGACGAACGCACGGGCAACCTGTGCTTTTTCGCGTGTGTGGTCCACCCGTATGAGGTGGGCTGGGCATTCAACTGGATCGACCGACTGACCGATTACTGTATGAAGAAGATGGCCCCGCCGGGTGAGGAACCGCTCGAATATGACTGTGCCGTATGGATGGGCGAGGTGGTGCGACCATGAGCGCGATCAATGACCTGCCGGTTTACCGCTGGGGCGCTTGGCCGGAGCACTTGCTCACAAAGCTCCAGATGGATGAGGCCGGGTACCAGACCGGCAAAAAACTGCCACCACCTGCCGCCAAAGTCTCCCGTGAAAAGTCGCCGGGGGGCTGGATGCTGCTCTACGACAAAAACGCGGGCGTGCCAAAACGAGCTATCAGCGAGGAGCAGAAGGCAGCGGCAAAGGCACGCGGCAAGGCGCTGGCAAAACGCTACTACTGCCCGCACTGTGGCTCCCCGGTGCGCCTAATCGACTCGTGGTGCCGACAATGTGCGGACAAGGCCAGCGCAATCGATGAAGCGCGAGAACTACTCGCTTTGCCGGAGTTTTATGTCCTCGACACCGAGACCACCGGACTCGGCAGCAGTGCCGAGATTATCGAGATTGCCATCGTCAATCAGGCCGGGGAGGTGGCGCTCAACACCCGCGTTAAACCGCGTTGCATGGAAGGGTGGGAAGACGCCATAGCCATCCACGGCATCACCCCGGCCATGCTGGAGCACGCGCCGACCTGGTCGGAGGTATGGCCGCAGGTCGAGCCGTACCTCGATAAGACGGTCATCATCTTTAACGCCGAGTTTGACATGGGCATGATCCGCAATACGTGCCGGGCGAATGAGATGCCACATCTGGAATGGCGACGCTTCGGCGATTGGCGTTGTCTGATGACGCTGGACGCGCAGCACTATGGTGAATGGTCGGACTATCATCAGTCGTACAAGTGGCAAAAGCTGGAAAGCGGCGATCACTCAGCGTTAGGTGATGCGCAGGCGGCGCTTCGGCTGCTGAAGTCCATTGCAGCGGATAAAACATTCGAGGAGCAGCCAAACCCATGACCCACAGTAAACCACAGCACACGGCAGGCGAGGCGCTGCGGCTGGCGCTGGAGATCATGACGCATCTCGTCGACGACTGCGCCCGGATCGTCATCGCGGGCAGCCTGCGACGGGGCAAGAGTCTCGTCGGCGATGTGGAGCTGGTCGCCGAACCGCTGTTCCGTCCCTCACCGGCGGGGGAGCAGAACCGGCTGGACCTGCGGCTGCAGCAGATGCTCGACCTGGGCATGGTCAGCCAGCGGCGCAAGACCAACGGCGACCTGATCGCCTGGGGGGAGCGCTGGACGGTGCGGCAGATGGCCGGGCAGGATCGACCGCCGACGGGCAGCCGATACAAGGCCATGCTGTACAAAGGCCTGCCGGTGGACATCTTCATCGTGCTGCCAGATCGCCAGTGGGGGCCGACGCTGGTGCTCCGCACCGGGCCGGGCGAAGCCAATGAGGCGCTGGTGACCCGGCGCGGGCAGATGACCCGCAACGGTGTGCGCGGTATCTGCCCGACGGGCATTCACTGGGCAGACGGGGCACTGTTCCAGGACGGGGTACAATTGGATACACCCGACGAGCGCAGCGTGTTCAAGGCGGTCGGGCTGCCGCTGATCGCCCCGCACGAACGCAGTGCGGAGATGTACCAGCGGATGGTCAAGAGCGACCGCGCCGGGTGGGACTTGCGCTCGGACCGCTGCGAGATTGTCTGGCGGGTGCAGGGCGGACGCTCGACCCTGCCGCCGCTGCCAGAGGTGTTGGACGTGCCGACGCATCAGCCGAGTCTGTTTTGAGGAGGGGATGATGGACAACATGGTTCAACCTTTTGCGACGTTTGAAGCCTGTAAAGAAGCCATCGCCGCCTTTTGTGAGCGGTGGGAAGATCGCATTCCCGGCGTCCACCCCGGATTTGACTGGGCGCACATCGTCATTGAAGACTACAATCTGGAGCGCGATTCAATCGCTTTTGTGCTGACCCAGTTACCAGCCTGGCTCCACGACCTCCTGACGGTCGATCAACCGGCGATGATTGGAGAGCAGCGGGCTGATTTGCTGGCCTACCTCAGCGAAGAAATAGCCTTGTTGAGCCGCATTCACCGCTCTGATACTGCCGACTGGTTTTAGGAGGGAGGAGGGATGTTGACGCAACCTAAGTCGATGCGAGAGGCGCGGAGAAAGTGGTACTTTTACTTTGGCATCACGCGCTCGTCATACTTTAGCCAGCGCGAGCACGAAAGTGCCCGGGAAATGATGCAGGCGATGCTCGGCATGTACATTCTCGAACGCCGCCAGTGGTCGGCAAAGGCAACCGCGGAAGCGTTGGCAAAAGCGCGCGCTGAAATCGTACTGCTGCGAGATGCTTTGAGCCGGTTCATCGCATGACTGCGTTGATTATCCTCTTGATCGCCATCGTCGCCCTATCCGGCGGCGAGTTCGGCCTGGGCGCGGTGCTGGTGCTAATTGCGGCGCTGGCGTGGGGAGTTGACAGGAGTCAGCACCCGGCATAATCTGAGGATACCTTTCTCCGAGGTGATAGCGGGTGATCGCGGGGAGGCCCGGCAGGCTCCAGGCCTGCGTTGCGAGCAAGCACCGATCACCCACCCGAACACGATCCCATATTTTGATTAGACACCGCCTCGACCGGGTAGCTCCCGGACACATCGAGGCGGTGTCGTTTGTGGCGGCCTCCGCCATCGGCGCGGCGCTGGCATTACGCTGGAGTCTCCTGACGATGGTTCAATGGAGGTCATGCCTATGTTTCGATTGCTCGGCCTGCTGCTGGTGCTGCTCCTGCTGCCCGCGCTGACCGTGGCGCAGGACATTGCCCTGACCGGCTGCACGCTGGATAACGACCATGCCCGCTTTACACTGGCGCTCGACCAGCCGACCAACGGCACGCTCTACGCGACGATGGGCGGGCCAGAATTGCCGCCGGGCGATTTTGACGCGGCAGGTGAATATACGTTCCGGCTGTACTTCGATGGCGACCTGGTGACGGTGTGGTATGTGCTGCCGGATGGCACGGGCTACGAGGCGACAGTGCGGCGCGGGTCGAACGTCTGCCAACCGGCGCGGGAAGTGACTGGCGACGCGCCGACGATTGAACTCACGGTGCCGGGTCCGGGGTGGTACCAGTGGGGCGGGTGGGATGCCTTCGGGACGGCGTTTGACACCGGCATCATTACCCAGGCCGAGCCGACCGACGACGGGGCAGGCTGGCGGGTGCGCCTGACTCTGGGCGAACAGGGCAGCCGCGACTCTGCTGACTGGTTTGTGACGCTGTCTCCTTAATCGGCGGCGGGGCAGGGTACACTGCCATTGTAAAACAATGCACATCAATGCAGCCAACCGGCGCGGATCGGAGTGAACTCCGATACCGCGCTTCACGTTGGCTTTATACTATCCTCAGCCGACCTGGTGCGCTGAGGTGCGTATGACGCGGTACGAACTCATCATCTTTAACAAGCTCAACGATCTCTTCTGGGGCGACTGCCGCCCGGTGAAGACGATCCACATGACGCTGTACATCCCCAAGCACGAACGCGCCATCCGGCAGACGCTGCGCGAACTGAGCAACCGCGGGTACATCCAGCGGGTCGGCCCGCGCAAATCCGGCGGGTGGGTGCCCGCCTGGCTGCCGCCTTCGGCAGAGTCGGCGCTGGCGCGTCATCTGAAGGTGGCCTGACGATGCCCTGGTCAAAAGGCACCAGCGGCAACCCCAAAGGCCGCCCACCCAAAAGCCGCGCCCTGACCGACGTGCTGGAAGCGGCAGGCCGCAAGCGGGGCAAGCTGCTGGCGAACGAAGCCAAGCAAATGATGCGGTCGCACATCCTGGCCGAACGGGTGTGGGAAGGCATCACCACCGGCATCATCACCTTCGCCGAGAACCGCAAGATCGAGCTGGACGCGACCGATTATATCGGCCTGCTCAAGTTCGCTTACACGCAGATCGACGGGCCGCCCAAGGCCGAGCTCGACCTGACGAGCGACGGCGAGCCGATTGCCATCCAGATCACCGGCGTGCCCAGCCGCGCCGCGCCACCGGCGGCGGGGGATTAGTCCGCGTGTGGCGATCAACATCCAACTCTATGAGCAGCAACTTGAATTCCTTCTAGCCGAAGAGCACTACCTCGCCATCGTGGCGGGCATCGGCTCCGGCAAGTCCGTGGTGGGCGCGGCGCGGGCACTGCTCGCCAGCCAGGGCCAAATCGGTCGCCAGCGAATCACCACGCCGAACCTGGGCATCGTCACCGCGCCGACCTATCCCATGCTGCGGGATGCCACCATCCGCACCTTCCTCGAACTGGCCGGGCCAGCCGTCAACGACTATAACAAGAGCGAACATCTGGCGCGGATGGTCAACGGCAGCGAAGTGCTGTTCCGCTCGACCGACAACCCGGAGCACCTGCGCGGGCCCAATGCCGCCTGGTGGTGGGGCGATGAGGCCGCGCTCAGCAGTCCGCTCACGCCGAAGATCATGCGCGGTCGCCTCCGCCAATTCGGCAAACAGGGGTACTCGTGGCTGACCACGACTCCACGCGGGCGCAACTGGATCTATCAACGCTTCGTCCAGCAGCCCGGCACCGATACGCGGCTGATCCGCGCGGCGACGTGGCAAAATCCGTTCCTCGACGAAGAATTTATCCTCTCGCTGATGGAAGAATACAGCGGCGACTATGCGCGGCAGGAACTGGAAGGCGCGTTCGTGGCGTTTGAGGGGTTGATCTACGCGCTGTTCAGCCGGGACACGCACATCACGCGCCGGACGTACCAGCCGAAAGACTTCGCCTACCTGGTGGGCGGCATCGATCACGGCTTCGCCAACCCCGGCGTGATGCTGATCGGCGGGGTGGACGGCGACGGGCGCATCCGCATCGTGCATGAGGAGTACGTGCGGCGGCGGCGGATCGAGGAATGGGCGACGGTCGGCCAGCAGCTCAACCAGATCTGGAACGTCCGCACCTGGTTCGCCGACCCGTCCGAGCCGGATTACATCCGCCAGTACCGGGAGGCCGGGCTGAATGTGGTGCCCGCCGACAACACGGTCAACGCGGGAATCCAGGGCGTGCAAAATCGGCTGGTGCTGCCGCCGGGGGGCGAGCCGCGCCTGCTGCTGACCGAGGCCGCGCCGTACTGCGCCAGCGAGTTCGAGCAGTATCAATGGTTGGAGAACGCGCAGGGTGTGAAGGATCAGCCACGGAAGGCCAACGACCACGCGCTGGACGCGCTGCGCTACCTGGTGCGGGGGGTCGACCTGGAGATGGGGGCGACGCGCTTTGAGGTGACGGCCAGCCGGTATGCCGGCTGACTTCCGACGCGCCCTGAAACCACCCCAAATTGGGGGGAACAAATCGCTGGTGGCATGGTATCGTCACCTAAAAATGAGGTGACACCATGGCCGATGAAACTAAAGAGCCAAAGAAAGTACAATGGGAAAACGGTGATAAAGTTATGTTATGGCTCCAATTGGCAGCCTCTGCGGTAGTGATCTTCGTTGGAATCTTGATTGGTTATTTCCTGTTCCGGGAGGTTGGCCCGGTGACTGGTGACAATGGCTACATTGCCAACGTCTACACCAATGTGCTGAGCGTGCTGGTGACGGTGTTCGTGATTGATCGCCTGAACCGTCGGCGCGACGAACAGCGTCAAGAGTACTTGTTGAAAGAGCAGTTAATCCGGGATGCAGGTAGCCAATTAAATGAGGTCGCTAAACATGCAATATACCAACTAAATCATAGAGATTGGTTACGTGGCGAACAAGGAGTACTTCAAGGCGCGGACTTGTTCCTCACGGACTTGAGGGGTGTGAACTTCCTCGGTGCGGACTTGTGTAATGTGACGTTAGACGGTGCGCACTTTGACGATAAAACGTGCCTACCCGATGGAACTTTCTGGGCACCCGAAACTGATCTTGAACGCTTCACAAATCCCACTCACCGTCATTTCTGGCGTTCCGAAGACTTTCTTAGTCCGGCGCTTGCAGCAGGTAGCAGACCCCTCACCACCCCCTGACTTCTCCGACATGATCGCCGCCGCCGATGCACACTGAGGCCGGGCACAGTGTAGGCGGCGGAGTCCGGGCATGAGTTTACAACTGGTCAAATCCATACTTGAGGGCGGCGCGGGTTCACTCGCTTGGGACGGCTGGATTGCCGAGCAGGAGGAGCGGGCCGAGCGCGTCGAGCGGTATCGTGATTACGCGGATGGTCATCATGAAGCGAAACTCACGCAGGAAATGGCCGATCTGCTGCGCGTCAAATTCAACCCGAACGCCGCCGCTCCCTTCAACCTGAATCACTGCGACACCATCCTCTCGGCCATGGTCGACCGGCTGAAGCTGGAGGCCATCCGCGCCGATAACGACGCGGCGACCGCTTGGGCTTCCGAACTGCTGCGCGCCAATCGGCTGGACGAGATCCAGATGGGCGTGTATGAGGCGGCCTGCCGCGACGGCGACAGTTACCTGATGGTCAGTTGGGACAACGCCACCGGGCAGATCCGCCTGACCGAGGAAGACGCCTTCGACGGGGTGGAAGGGGTGATTGTCAAGTTCGCGCCCGACCGCAAGACCGTGCTGTTCGCGCTCAAGATCTGGGTCGAGAGCGTGGTGGTCACTGACAACGACAAGTACGCCCTGCGCGATGATGTGCGGATCAATATGTACTATCCCGACCGGGTCGAGAAGTACATCGCCATCGGCGGCAAGGCGCTCCAAAAGTTCGAGGTCGAGGGCGAAGCCTGGCCCGCGCCCTGGACGGACGCCACCGGCCAACCGCTGGGCGTGCCGTTGCACCCGTTCCGCAACCGGGCGACCCGCTACAACGCCGGGGGCAAGAGCGAACTCGACGACGTGCTGCCGCTGCAGGACGCGCTCAACCGGACTCTGGTGAGCATGGTCTACAGCAGCGAACTGAGCGCGTTTCAGATCCGTTACTCAATCGGCGTCGAGCCACCCGCGCAGCTCTCCCCGGGCATGTGGGTGAAAGTCTCCGCCAAGGACGCCAACGGCAAGGCCATCATCCCCAAACCGGAAGACGCCGAGGGTCTGAACGCCATCCGCTTCGGCACGCTGGAGCAGGCGCAGCTTGCACCGTTCATCAACCAGGCCGCGTTCCTGATCGACCAGATGTACACGATTGCCCGCACCCCGCGGCAGGACGAAGCCGGAGCCGACGCATCCGGTGAGGCGATGAAACAGAGGGAGATCGGCTTAATCGGCAAGGTCGAGCGGGCACACGTCAACTTTGGCGGCGCGTGGGAATCGACCATCGCGCAGGCGGCGCGGGTGCAAGCCACCTACGGCGATGCACCCCCGGCGGCAGCCTCCTGGCGCAGTGTCTGGAAGCCTGCCGCGCTGCGGAATGACAGCGAAGTGGTGGACAACCTGCTGAAGATCGCCGACCGGATCGACCCCGAAACATTACTTGAAGAACTGGCCCCGGTGTTCGGCTGGAACCAGGACAAGATCGCGCAAATTCTGGCGCGGCGCGGCACCGAAGAGGCTGCCCGACTGGCGCGCATTACGGGCATTGTCCCGCGCCGACAATCTGCATAAGACTATGCAAAGGAGCAATTGAATGGCCGTCGTCTCTCTCCCCAATACCGTCCTGCCGGGTGCCGATGCGGTGCTGCGACAGGGTACCGCCGGGGTGGTCATCGCCGCCGGTGAAGCCGTCTTCCTGGATGCGACCGACAACCGCTACAAGCTGGCCGACGCGGACGCCTCCGCCGCCAGCGCCGCCGCCGTGGGCATCGCCATCAACTCGGCACAGATCGGGCAACCGGTCTACGTCGTCACGGAAGGCACCATCACCGGCGCGTCTGGTCTGGCGACCGGGCAGACCTACGTGCTGGCTAATGTGGCGGGCGACATCGCCACGGCGCTCTCCGACCTGACCGAGGACACCAGCCGAGTCACATTCATGGGCATCGGCCTCAGCACCACCAGCCTGCGGGTGCGCGTGCTGGCTTCCGGCGTGGTGCTGAACCTGGTCTAACGTGCTGCCTCGACCGAACACCCCGCGCCCGGCTGAACTGCTGGCAGATCTGCTGGACGCGGGGTACACCAACGCCGTCGGCCCGGTCATCGAGTCGATTGCGCGGGATACCACCACCGGCCCGCTGGCGCAGTCGCTCGCCAACTTCAAGGCCCGCGCCGAAGAGTTGGCGATGCAGGGCGAAACGCTCTCGGCAAATGACCCGGCGCTGCGCCTGCTGCTGGCCGACTTCGGCGACTCACTCCGGCGCGGTGCCACCGCCATCAATGCGATCAGCGGCGGGGTGGGGGAGCTGGGCATTGATGCCGCCGGGCAGTTCTTCCAGCAGATGACGCTGATGGGCCTCGACGACGCCGGTCTGGCGCGGATCGGCGTGTCGTGGAACCGGCCCGACCCTGCCGCCATCAACGCGGCGGTGAACTGGACGGCGGGCGCGGCCTGGCAAAACGAACTGGACGGCTATGGCGAGATCGCCGAGGATGTGCGGCAGTTGGCGCTGCGCGGCATCGTCGCCGGGCGCGGACCGATCAGCATTGCCAATGACATCACCGCCGCGGTGGAAACCATTCCCCAATTTCAGGCGAATAATCTGATGCGGACGCTGCAGGTGCAGAGCTACCGCGTCGGCTCCGCTGTTTACCAGGACGCCAACCGCGACATCCTCAGCTACCAGGTGCGCCTCTCCGCTGCCGACGGTCGCACCTGCCTGTGCTGCTTTGCGCTGCATGGCACGAAGCTGCCGGTGGGGGAGATCATCCGGGATCACCATCAGGGGCGATGCTTCGGCATCACGCAGCTCAAGGGCTACGAGCAAGACCTGACCATGACCTGGGACGACGGCGAGAGCGTGATCCGGTACCAGACCGGCGAGGAACTCTGGTCGAAGCTGCCGGACGCGACTCGGCGGCAGATCGCCGGGCCGGGTGCATTTGAGGCGCTGCGGTCGGGCGAGATGCGGCTGGCGGACTTCGTGCAACGCTACGATGATCCGCTGTTCGGCTCGATGGTGCGGGAGGCCTCGCTGCGGTCGATCCGCAGTAATCCGCTGCGGCAGGTGCCCACCCCCAACGGTTGGCGGCGCGCCGACGTGGGCAGGCCGGGCACCACAACCGAAAGCCTCAACACCTTCCTGGGCAGCAGCGCGGGCCCGCTGGCCGAGATGTTCCTCAACCCGGAGATGGGACTGGTGGAGCAGGACTGGTCAACCGACCTGTACAGCGTGGTACCGGCCAACGTGCGGAACGCGGCCAAGGCGTTCGTGGTCGAGAGCCGGGACATCCAACTGAGCCGGGATTACCTGCTGACTCTGGTAGCGGACGCGGCGCGGCTGAACGGCGTCGAACTCACGCCGACCGGGGCCGAGCAGATGCTCAACGCGCAGTACCGGGCGCGGGCGCAGGCGATCCTCAGCGCGGCGGAGATCGGCAATGTGCGCCTGACCGAACCGCAGACCCGGCGGCTGCGGCTGGCGGTGGATGGCAACTTCCTCGACATGGTCTACGCCGAGGGCGACGAGGGCTCGCTGGAGCGCGGCACCCGTCGGGCGCGGTCGAGCAGCGGCGGCGGCAGCAGCAACATGACGCCGGCGGCACGCCTCGAAGCGCGCGAGAACTTCCTGCGGATTACCGGGAGGATGGACGACTAACTATGAAAGCACACCTGCAATATCTTTCTTATGTTCTGCGGCATAAATGGTTCGTGCTGGTCGAGTGCTGGAAGATGGGCATTTTCTGGCGCGGCCTGGTGCATGACCTCTCCAAGTTCACCCCTGCCGAGTGGTTCCCGTATGTGCGCTATTTCTATGGCGATGGTGGCACCCGTGAAAGCAAGGGCGACTACAACGTAGACGACACACCGCAAGATTTCGAGATGGCATGGAATCATCACCAAAAAGCCAACGATCACCACTGGCAATACTGGGTGCGTTTTGGTGACGATGGCACTGTGAAAGTATTGCCAATGCCACCAAAAGCACGCGCCGAGATGCTTTGCGACTGGCGCGGGGCAGGGCGTGCGCTGGGTAAGCCGGATACGTTGGCATGGTATAGCGCCAACCTTTCGAAAATGATCCTGTACCCGGAAACCCGCGCGTGGATTGAATGGAAGCTCGGCTATTATCCACCATGTCACCCGGAACTGATGGAGGAATTGGGCAACAAGGCACGACTCCGCATGTCACTAGGAGCGAGTGGAAACCCGAATGCTTTCGATTACCCGTAAAGCCGGGAGGATGGACGATTGATTGACTCGGTGAAGATCGGCGCGATGACCTACCGCGTCCGGGAAGTGAGCGACCTGCACCATTTGGACGATGCCGGGCGCAAGCAATGGCTGTTTGGGCAGATCCTGCACCAGTCGACCGAGATCAAGCTGGAGCACGATCAAACCGAGATGGTCAAGCGGGCCACGCTGCTGCATGAGATTATGCACGGCATCCTGCACCGGGCGGGATTTGAAGAGCACCCGGAGACGGCCATCATCGCGCTCGGCTACGGGCTGCTGGAGGTGCTGCGGGATAACCCGGCGCTGGTCGATCTGCTGCGGGAAACGCCCTGAAAAGTTTGTGAATTTGAACGCACACCGGCGCGAATTCATGGTATGCTCTGGACATGACGACTTCACTCGATGACCTCAAGAAACAATTTGGCGACCGCGGCCACCTGACCGGCATTGAAGCGCCGGCGAATTCCGTCTATCTGCGCGCCGAAGACATGACAGAAGATGAGATTGCCATTCAACGGCAACTCTACTTTCACCGTGTTCGTGCCGAAGTGGTAAAGGGTACGATCTCGGATGAGCAGGTTGCCACCGCTGGCGAGCGCATTGAAGCGGGACAAATGATTAGGTTTCATCCGGTGACCGGACTGGCGTATGTGTGCAAGCCGCCGCCCCCGCCGATGGTCATCCCCGGCGCTGCCAACGCGCCCAAACTGGACGACGGCAATGATCCCCAGTGACTTCGACGGGCAAGCCGTCACCTACGTGGACTTCCTCCAGATCACGCACACCGGCGTGGTCGTCGGCCAGTCGCCGGACGGTGCTTGGCTGTATGTCCAGTCGGACCGCGCCGACGCCCCGCCGCGTGAGTGGCACTTCAAGGTGCGCCCGAGTCTGATGGACGCCCTCGCCGCGCCCAGCGCGTAACCCCTCGCCCCCTCTCTCTCCGATATTCCGCGCCACAAGCGTCTACCCTCACGGTAGACGCTTTTCATTTATCGCCAGGAGCGATCATGACAAACAGCATCGGCGGGAAGCCAGGAGCGACCCGCGACCGAGTACGGACGGCGCGGCGTGACGGCACAGCAGGACTGTCGCTGACACGGTGGCGCAGGTGGTTTGCAGAGGGTGACGACAACCAGGGCAGTGGCGATAGCAGCACCGATGCAGGCGGCGGATCGAGTGACCCGCTGGATGCGTGGCTGAGCAAGCTGCCGACCGACGCGCAGGCCGGGGCGGCGGCGCTGGTCAAAGAGCTACGGGATACGCGCAAAGAGGCGGCAGACCGCCGGGCGCACGCCAAGACGCTCGAAGAGCAGCAGGCCAAAGCCGAGGCCGAACGCAAAGCCGCGGAAGCCAAGCGCCTGCAAGAGCAAGGCGACTGGCAGAAGCTGGCCGAGCAGCGCGCCGCCGAACTGGAAAAGCTCCAGCCGATTCAGCAGATGGCCGAAGCGCTGCAGAACCGCATCAAAGCGGCGAATGAGGCGCGGATCGCCAAGCTGCCGGAGCCGATGCGAAAGCTGGTGCCCGCCAATTACGGCGTGGTCGAGCTGAGCGAATGGCTGGACGCCAATTACGACATCCTCGTCAAACCAACCGCGCCCGACCTCGACGCCGGGAAAAAAGGCGGCAAGGGCGACAAGCTCCCGCCGAAAGACGACGTGCTCGGCAAACGCAAGTTTACCCGGTACTAGGGGCGGTCGAAGTGGCCGCCAGGTGAGAGGGCAACTATGGCAGTCATTGCAGTGACGGGCGACCGCGTGTCGCCACTGTTCATCAACGAGGCCGAAATCTTCAACGCGACCTGCGGTGTGGCAATCACCCGCGGGCAGTTGGTGTATTTCGACGCCAACGGTCGGGTGGTGCTGTCCAACGGCGGCGCATCCCCCACCGCCAAGCTGGCCGGGATCGCGCTGCAGGCAGGCAGCCTGGGCCAGGTCATCAGCATCATCAAGCGCGGGCACGTGGCGGGCTACACCATCTCCCAGGCCTACGGGGCGCTGGGGTACGTCAGCAACACTGCCGGGGCGCTGGATGACGCCGTGGGCACCGTGACCAAGATCGCCGGGGTGGTCGTCCCCCTGAGCGACGCCGCCCGCACCAAGGTCTTCTACGTCAACGCTGATCAGTGGATGGTCGGCTAGTCCCGCCCGAACGAGTAACAAGAGGAGACAAGCAACATGGCTGGAATTTACTCGCTGCTGGGCGTGGATGATGGCGACCGCAGCTTTATCAGTCGAATCGGGGCGGACCGCGTCTATGATGCGGCGGCCACCTACCTGACGATGGTCGACGCCGAAATGCGCGCGGCCTATTCCGTGTTCATCCAGGGTGAACCGACCGAGATGTATGCCGAACGCTACAAGCTGCCCGGCGGTGGCCGTATGCAGAAGCGCGGCATGTTCGCCAGCAACGCGGCCACCCGCCCGGCTGGCGGCTGGGACGTGGCCTACCCGCTGGATGACTTCGAGGAACCGGTCGCCGAGAACGATGTCGAAGTGGCCTACATGACGCTGCCGGATGTGCAGAACAGCCTGGATAACATCCAGCTCCGCAACATCAACGCCATGCGCTTCGAAATCCTGTGGCGGCTGTTCAACAACACCAACCGCACCTTCGTGGACCAGGTGCTCTCGACCCCGACGCTGACGGTCAAGCCGCTGGCGAACGGTGACACCGACCTGTACCCGCCGGTCATCGGCAGCGAAACCGAAACGACCGAGAACCACTACCTCGAATCGAACTACGCGGCGGGTTCGATCAACAACACCAACAACCCGTTCCCGGTCATCCGGCGCGAACTGGAAGAGCACTTCGGCACCCCGACCGGCTATGGCAACATCGCCGTGTTCATCAACAGCGCGCAGACCAGTGTGGTCGAGGCGCTGGCGGATTACGACCCGGTGACCGACCAGGCGCTGACCTTCGGCGCGAACCGGGACACGGTGACCGGCGCGCTGCCGATGGGCCCCGGGCGTGTGCTGGGGCGTGCCAACGGCGCGTGGGTGATGGAGTGGGACTGGATCCCGGCGGGCTATGCCTTCGGCCTGGATCTGGATGCACCGGCACCGCTGAAAATGCGCGTCGATACGGCTGACAGCGGCCTGACCCGCGGCCTGCACCTGAAGGCGCAAAGCGACAAGCACCCGCTGTACGCCCGCCACTGGCGCAACCGCTACGGCCTGGGCGTCGGCAACCGGCTCAACGGCGTGGTGATGGAATTCGGCACGGGCGGCACCTACACCGTCCCGACCGCCTACCAGTAAACCACTGACCTGATCACTGTGGGCAGAGACTAGCACCCTCTGCCCGCTCATCCCGTCTACGACCAGAGGACAAACCCCATGCACCCCAGACTCGCGGCGGCAAAACAGGCTGAAGCCATGACCGCCATGCAGGAGAAGCTGCCGGTCATCGAGCAGCAGCAGATCGCTATGCAGGCGCAGCTCGACCGGATCGAGGCGCTGCTCAAGAGCGCGGTCGAAGCCGAAGCGGAACCGGCACCGGAAAAACCGGCCAGCAAGAAAGCTGAGAAGGCTTAACCCACCATGACCTTCAGCTATACGCCTTTCGCCAGCGACAAAGACCGCGTGCGCTTCCACATGCAGGACGTGGACGCGAGCGCCGCTGTGTTCTCCGATGAGGAGATTGCGGCGGCGATCACCGAGTTCGAGTCCTGGCAGGCGGCGACGGTGCAGCTCATCAGCGCGGTGCTGATGCGGCTCACCGCGGCGGGGGACTTCACCGCTGATTGGTTGAAGGTCGACAACGCCGAAGCCCGCAAGATGTACGCGGCGCTGCTGGCAGCCAAAAAAGCCGAGTTCGGCCTGGAAGATGTGACCGCCGGTGCCATCTACGACATCGACGCGGTGAGCGTCACCCGGTCGGATAACCCCATCCCCGGCACGGAGGAATCATGATCGGCCAGTGGCAGATCGGCCTGCTGAAACGGCACGCCCATCAGTACCTCAGCCAGCGCGGCACGCTGGAGCAGCAAGCCGCCACGGTGGACGCCTACGGCGCACAGTCGAACGTGTGGCAGGTGGTGCAGGCCGACCTGCCGTGCCGCCTGATCCGCATCGGCAACCGCACCGGCTCCCAGGTGGCCCCGGCGGGCGAGCAGGAGACGCTGGAAGAAACCTACCGGCTGATCCTGATGCCCGGCGTGCCGCTGGATGTGAATCAGCGGCTGACGGTCGAGGGGGTTGTGTACGCGGTCATCCAGATCGAGGGGTCGCTGACGGACGCGGTGTTCGCCAGCGCCATCATCACGCGGCGGCACGGCCATGGCGGATGACTTTGACGTGGTGCTGGAGATGGACGTGCTCGAACGCCTGATCCGCGAAACCCCACAATCCATCGGGCGGATGATGAGCGCTGCCGCCAACCAGGCGCTGACCGAGATCAAGCTCGGCATCGCCCAGTCCCCGGCGACGGGTCGGCGCTACGTCCGCGGGAAACGCGGGCGCGTGCATATCGCCTCGTCACCGGGCAAACCCCCGCGCATTGACATGAGCGCCCTCATCAACAGCCTGCGCGTCATCAACGCCGGGCCGATGGTGCGTCAGATCGCCGACGGGGTCGATTACGGGTATCACCTGGAAGTCGGCACCAGCCGGATGGAGCCGCGCCCGTTCATGCGCCCGGTGCTGGATGCCTGGCGGCGTGGCAAGTTCGCCGAGTTCGCGGCGGGGTGGGGCGTGCTGCGATGACCGAACTGGCGCAGGCCGCGCTCTTCCGCGCAGTGGTCGACCGGCTGAGCACCACGCCGGGACAGGTGTGGGGCAACCGGGTCTATAAGGACATCGCCCCGCCGGACGCCGACCGTCCGTATGTGATCTACGCGCTGGCCGGGGGAGGGGAGGCCAACGACCGCCGCCGCCGCCCGGACGCCGAGCTCACGCTGATCGTCAAGGTGGTGGCCGAGGCGTTCGGCACGTCGCTGACCGGCGGGTATCAACTGAGCGTGCTGCTGAATGACGCCGGGTCGCAGGACGGGGCCACCACACCGCTCAGCACGGGCAGTTCGTGGATCATCACGACGACCACGCAGGACCGCGCCATTGACCTGACCGAAGACGTGGACGGCGCGCTGCTGCTCTTTCACACCGGATTTTATTTGATCGCCCGGATGAGCTGGGCGGGAGGTTAACCATGACGGCCTACAATGGCAACGGAGTCTACCTGAGTATCAATGGTATTGTGGTGACGGCAGAGTTCAAGAAGGTTGAACTCAAGCCGAAGATCGACTCTGTGGATACGACCCGCGGCGCGGGCACCACGCACATGCAGCGAGCCACGGGCCTGGAGGACTTCGACATCACCATCGACGTCGGCTACGAAATCGAAACGGTGCAGACGCAATTGCAGTATCTCCGGCCTGGGCGCTACCTGGTCATCTATGGGGCCGAGGGCAACGCCAGCGGCAAGCCGCGCCATCAGCAGGAGTTCATCTTCACCGAGTCGCCCTTTTCGATTGAAGTGAAGAAGCCCGAAGTGGCCTTTTCCATGAAAGGGGTGGCGGCTGCCGCGCCGGTCTTCAATATGTTTGCCGGGGCCACCTTCCCCTAGTGGGTGAGGTTGTGCTTAACTGAGGTCAGTGACCGGACAAATCAAAGGCCAACCGTATGATGCAGAAGAAAAAGCCCGCCCCAGAATCACCCGTGCCGAATACGATGGTCATGCCAGAAGGACTGGAGATCGCCATCGAGAACCTGTCGGTCGAGGACGCCAACTGGCTGGCGGGGATCGACAACGAGTCGGCGCGGGTGATGCTGCTCAACCGCAAGCTGGAGGCCAACCCGGACGACCAGGCGGTCATCAACCAACTGCTGGTGCTGACCGACCCGGAACGCGCCGAACTCATCAAGCCGAAGCTGTTCGGCCTGTATGCCCGTGTGGTGCAGCGGCTGCCAGTGGCGTGGCTGGTGCCCAACGCGCCCGACCTGCCGACCAGTGACCCGGCACTCTACGAGCATTTGCAGGCCTCGAAGGCCAACAAACTGCGGCAGGCCATCGGACTGGCACTGACGGAGGCGCTGGAGGGAAACTGAAGGGCCGCCTGATCAAGCATGTGATTTTTGGTCAGGATCTGGCGGCTGGGGACGATGACCGCATCACCCGCGCCCGGCTGGCGATCATCCTGCACAAGCTGCCGAGCGAGATCGACGCCATGCCGATCACCGATTACGCCGACCTGTGGGACGTGTACATCGCCGACAACGAACTGCGGACGCGGGAGCTGAAGCTGGGACAGTAATCTCCGACTGCCGAGGTCGAAGAGGCTCACCATGACGGTGAGCTTTTTTGATTCTGCGGGTGACGTATGACCGCGATGGAAGTCGGCAGTCTGTTTTGGACGATGGGGGTGCGGGACTCACTCACCCCCAAGTTACAAGACGCAGGCGACAAAGCAATTACCCTACGCGACCGGCTGAAGTCAGTCGGCGACGGGCTGGGCAGTGCGGGCGGCGCACTGACGACGCTCTTTGCACCGGCGGCGGCGGCGCTGGGGGTGGCGGTCAACTCGTCGAACCAGTACGCCACGGCCCTGACCAACATCCAGGCGGTGACGGGTGCCAGTAGTGGCGAGATCGCCGCGCTGCGCTCGCAACTGATGAGCATCGGCGTGGATTCGACGGCGGGCCCGCAGGCGGTCGCTGAGGCCTATTACGATGTGGCCGGCGGTGTGACCGATGCCTCCGCCCGGATGGCAACGCTGCAGGCGGCGGTCGCTCTCAGTCAGGCGGGTAACGCGAGTCTGGCAGGCAGCACGCGGGCGCTCATCGGTGTGATGAACTCGTACAAGTTCAGCGCCGATCAGGCCGGGTTCGCCTCCGACGTGTTGACCAGGACCGTCGGTATGGGCGTCGGCACGATGGACGAGTTCGCCACCGCGCTGCCGATGGTGACCGGGTTGGCGTCTTCGCTGGGCATCGGCTTCGACGACCTGGGCGCGATGAGTGCCTATCTCACCACGCAGGGCAACAGCGCCAGCAGCAGCGTCACGCAGCTCGGCGCGATGATGACCAGCGTCCTCAACCCCAACGAGACTATGAAGTCGGCGCTGGCGGAGCTGGGCTTCACCAGTGGTCAGGCGGCGATTGAGGCGCTGGGACTGGGCGGGGCCTTCCAGGCGCTGGCCGGGACGCAGACCGCCAACTCCGAAGGCATGGCGCGGATGGCGGGCTCGGTCGAGGCGCTGCGCGGCATCACCGCCATGAGCGGGCCTGACGTGGCGGCCTTCATGGAGACCTTCCGCGCGGGCATCACGGGCGCGACGGCAGCCGCCGAAGCGGTGCAGATGCATGGCCCGGCGCAGCAGTTCGCGCTGCTGACCTCGAACATTCAGGCGCTGGGAATCACGGTGGGCACGGCGCTCACCCCGGCGCTGATCGACATCACCAACCAGGCCACCCCCGTCATCAACTCGATCACCGAATGGATCGGCAAAAACCCGGAACTGACCAGCCAAATCGCCATGCTGGTGATCGGCGGGGCGGCGCTGGGCGGCGCGCTGATGTTCGTGGGTGGGGTGGTGAGCGCGGGCGGTGTGCTGATCACCGGCATGGGCGCACTGCTCGGCATCCTGACCGGGCCAATCGGACTGGTCGCCATGATCGCCGGGGCAGTGGCGCTGCTGGGTGCGGGCGAGGGCGGATTGCCCGGCGGCCTCTCCCGCGCGGCGACGGCGGCGCAGCAGCTCGTCAGCCTGGGCTTGATCGGCCTGCAGAGTGCGCTCAACGGCATCATCGGCCTGGTGAATGACGCTATCCGCGGGTTCAAGGAACTATTCGGCCTGAATGCGTCGGCCAACCAGGTGGCACCCATGCCCGCGCTGCCCGGCGGCGGCCTGATCGGCAACCTGCCGAGCTTCAACCAGAACGCCATCGGGCCGATCAGCGGCGTGAATTACACCACTGGCCCGGCCCCAGGTCGCGGCGACAACTTCATGAACTGGTACAACTCCCGGCCCGGTCGAGCCAGCGGCGGCGCGGTCATGCGAAACCAGCCGTACCGCGTCGGCGAAGCAGGGGAAGAACTGTTCGTGCCGGACAGCAGCGGCGAGATTATCCCGAACAACCGCCTCGGCGGGATTACGATCCAGAACATGACGATCAACGCCAGCAGCGAAGAGGGCGGACGGGCGGCGGCGCGGGGCTTCCGGGAGGAATTGAACATGCTGATGCAGGCGGGAGGTTAACCCATGCGGCTGATCCGCTTCGGCGGTGCGGACACCGGCTACCGCTTCCCCGACCAGATGAGCGGGGACTTGATGTTCCTCGACTCGGACCCGGTCAGCGTGCGGCTGCCGGGGGAGGACGGCGCGTTCGACCCCTATGGGGACGACCCGTTCCCCTCGACGGTCGGCGCGGTCAAAGCCGAGTGGCTGCTGGAGGCCAACGTCACCATCACCGCAGTCAAAGACGCGATGGCGAAAATGGCGGCCATGGGCAAGCGTCCGCTGTGGGTGCAGCCGGAGGACGGCGGGGCGCGGCGGTGGGTCTCGACCAAGCTCAACCGGGCCGACGCCCGCGAAAATGTGCAGGCACTGCCCCACGTTCGGCAGCGCATCCCGGCCAGCTTCACCGCGCAGTATCCCCGGTGGCAATCGAGGCCAGAGACCCGGCTCAAGATCGGGCAGTTCCAACTCAACAGCAGCACCGCGCTGGTCGACCAACCGGCGGCCTACCTCAACGACGGGCGCAAGCTGGGGACGTTCAAGCTGAGCGTGCCCGCCTGCCGCGCCCAGATCGTCGACGGAACGGAGCTGCAGCTCATCAACCGGGGGAGCGCATCGGCGGCGGTGCTGGTCAACCTGCGCCCGTCCCGCCCGTGGTTCACCTACGAGAATCTGCCGAGCACCACACCCGGCTTGATGATCGGCGCGTATGGCAGCGCCAGCCTGCAAAATCCACGGCTGAGCGTGCTGAATGACTACGGCGGTATCCGTCATGGCTTCCAGTGGGAGGGTACGCTGGGGCTGAATGAGCAGCTCATCGTCGACGCGATGGGCCAGCACCGGACGGTGACACGCATCCCCGGTAGCGGCGGCAAGGTGGCGGCCTATGACCGCTTCAGGCCGACCGGCGGGCAGGGGTGGCTCTACCTGCAACCGGGCACCAACGTCATCCGCTTCAACGGCCTGCTGGATGGGCCGTTCGGCTGGCTGACCTTGAACTTTAACGACACGTATTATTAGAGGACGGGCATGGCAAACTTCACCCCCATACCGACCGGCGAGGCGATTGACGCCACCTCGGAACTTTTCAACGAACGCTACCAGGAACTGAGCGACGCGATTGATGCCCTGGGCGGCACCAACCCATTTAACACGCTGCGCTTCGGCCTGGGCGCGACCCTGACCATCAGCGGCGGGGCGATCACCCCCACGCACATCATGCACGTCATCGATGGCGAAGGCGGCGCGGCGGACACGCTGACCACCGTGAACGGCGGCAGCGACGGGCAACTGCTCATCCTCCGCATCGCCAACGCCGCCAGGCCGATCACTTTCCAGGCGGCTGGCAGTTCTTTCTCGCTGCCGCTGGGGGTCGACCGCGTGGTCAGCCAGACGGGTGAGGATGTGCTGCTCCGCTACAACACGGCGCTTGCCAAGTGGATCGAGCTCAACCCGCGCGGCGTCACCGTGCAGACCAATCTCGCCCCGACTCCGGTCGGCGTCAGTGCGCTGACCCTGCCAGATCGGTCGCTGATCGGCACTGGCACGCAGCGCCGCCTAGCGGTCGATCCAGCACCGGACGCGGCCAACAGCTTCCGCGTGCGGGCGGCAGCCGCCACGCTGAACGCGCTGGGCATCGCCACGCCGACCATCGCCAACACGCCGACGGCGAACAACGACGCCGACGGGGTATGGATCGCCATGCCTTCGACGGCGGTGGCGGGCAACAATGGCGGCTTCGTCAGCGCCACCTTCAACCTGCTGCGCCGGGCATACAGCCCGTCGTTTTTCGCCCGCGTCAAAACCGCGGCGGACATCAGCAACCTGCGCTTCTGGATCGGCTTCATCAGCGCGGACGTGACCAACGTCTTCACACTGGCCGGTGCGACTGAATTCGCCGGGTTCCGCTTTGCGACCGATGCCCCGGACACCGGCTGGCGACCGGTCACCAAGGACGCCAGCACCCAGAACGTCGGCGCAAATATTGGCACGGTCGCCATCAACACCACCTACGACCTGCGCTGCCGCCTCGACCATGACGCAGGGCTGGCGTACTTCTCGGTCAACGGCGGGGCAGAGGTCAGCCTGAGCGCCAACCTGCCGCAGGCCACCACGGAGCTCGGCATTGTCATGCGGGTGACGGCGACCACCGCGGCCATCCGCTCCATCCTGTTTAGCCAGATGGCCGTGGAGATGCGCCCGTGACGTTCACGGAGTTCGCGCTCAACGAGCCGATCAACGCGGCGGCGCTCAACCTGCGCTTTGAGCAGGTCGAGGCGCTGCTGGGCGGCGGCGGCGTGAAAGGACTGGGCAGCACGGGCGACCTGGTGCAGATCGCCGGGGCCAGCGTGCCGACGGGATGGCTGCTGTGTGATGGCTCGGCGGTCAGCCGCACGATTTACGCGGCGCTGTTCGCGGCCATTGGCACGACCTACGGCGCGGGCGACGGGGTGAGCACCTTCAACCTGCCAGACCTGCGCGGACGGGTGCCGATTGGCGCGGGGACGGGCAGCGGGCTCTCGGCGCGGACGCGGGGTCAGCAGATCGGCACCGAGACGCATCCACTGACCGAAGCGGAACTCCCGGCGCATACGCACACGGTCCCGGCGGTTAGCCTGGGCGCAGCCAGCGGCGGGGTAACGGTGCCGGGTTCGCTGACGCAGGCCGGGGCAACCGACAGCACGGGCAGCGGCGCAGCGCATAACAATATGCAGCCGAGCCGGGTTGTGAACTGGATCATCAAGCCATGACGCTGACCGAGTGGACAGACCGTAACGCGGTCGACCAAACCAATATCAACCTGCGACTGGCGGAACTGCAGGCGCTGCTGACGGCGCTGCTGGGAAGCACCTGGATCGTCGGGCAGATGGAATGGTTTGCCACCAGCACGCTGCCGAGCGGGTGGCTGGCCTGTGACGGCGCGGCAGTCAGCCGGGCACTCTACCCGGAACTGTTCGCGGCGATTGGCACGACCTGGGGCGCTGGAGACGGCTCCACCACCTTCAACCTGCCGGATGCACGCGGGCGGGCAAGCGTGGGCGCGGGGACGGGCAGCGGCCTGACGGCGCGGTCGCTGGCGCAGAGCCTGGGCGCGGAGACTCATCAACTGACGGAGGCGGAAATGGCGGCGCATACTCACGGCGCGGCGGGCCTGCCGGTGGTGGGCAGGGCGTCGGGCTCGACCGTGTTTGTGCCGACTTCGACCAGCGCTTCCGGGTCGGCGGGCAACAACCAGGCGCATAACAATATGCAGCCGAGCATCGTCTTCCAACTGGCTGTGCGGGTGACCCCATGACTGTAACCAACGGCCAGAAGCCGGTTGCCACCATTCTCAATGAAGCCCTGCAAGCGATTGTGGAGGACATCCCCGCCGTGCCGACGGGTGTGGTGCGCTTCAGCGCCAGCGCCACGCCGCCCGCTGGATGGCTGCTGTGTGACGGCTCGGCGGTTAGTCGGTCGCTGTACGCCGAACTGTTCGCCGTCATCGGCACGACCTGGGGCGCGGGCGACGGGGTGAGCACCTTCAACCTGCCAGATGCACGCGGGCGGACGCCGATCAACGCCGGGACGGGCAGCGGCCTGACGGCGCGGACCGTTGGGCAGACGCTGGGCGCGGAGGCTCATCAGTTGATCGCCGACGAATTGCCCGCGCACACGCACACGGCCTACAACACCAACAACTTCGGCATGGTGCCCGGCAGCGCAGTGGTCTCGGCTTCCGGCACAACCGCCTCCGGCAGCACGGGCGGCGATCAGCCGCATAACAATATGCAACCTTCGCTTGTTTTGACACCCATCATTAAAACCTGATGCGAATCGAACTCGATATCCACAACGCAGCCAACGCCCGACTGGGCAGCGGACCGGCACCGGCGCAGGGTGCCAGCATGGAGCGGCGGCTGGACGGCGCGGGCAGCATCTCGGTCGAGCTGCCGGGCACGCATCCTGCCGTGGGTGAACAGGCGGCGGACGGTTACCCCCTGATCGACAACGAACGGCGCGCCAGCCTGCACACCTACACCAACGGGGAGCGCGTCGAAATCGGGCGCGGCATCCTCCGCAAACTGGCGGCCAGCGACACGACCAACAACTGGAAGCTGACGGCCTCCGGCCCGGATGATCTGGACGACCTCAAGCGCTATAGCTGCCACGCCGGGACGCGCTTCGTCAACCAGATGCTGCCGACGGTGGCCTCCGGGCTGATCAACCTGGTGCCCGGGTGGGCAGTGACGGTCGAGAGCGGCCTGAGCAACTTGCTGCTCAACGCTCGCTTCGACGGCGAGACGGTGCTGAAAGCCTTCCAGCAGGTCGCCAGCCAGAACGGCCTGCACCTGCGAGCCGGGGCGCTGGCGCGGACGCTGGAGATCGGGCGCTTCGGCAGATCCAACGGGGTGACTCTGCTCCAGCCGGGCGGGGCAGGCGGCAGCAGTGACACGCGCTCGACCGGGGTGATCGAAACGCTGGCGGTGACCACCGACTCGGCGATGATCGCCAACCGGATCTTCGTGTTCGGCGCGGGCACCAACCTGGATAGCTCGCTGACGCTGGAGCGGTCGACGCGGACGACGCCTTACCCGGTCAAGTCGATGGTCATCAACGGACGGCGGCTGTTCTACCTGGAAGATGTGGACAGCATCGCCCGCTACGGCCTGATCGAGAAATACATCGCCATCAAAGAGATTGCCCCGCTGGCGAACACGGACGCGCTGATCGCCCGGGCTGCCGACGCGCTGTATGACGCGGCAGTGGCCTGGCTGACGCGCAACAGCCGCCCGAACGTGGCGTACTCCCTGACCGTGCGGGACTGCCAGGCGATCATCCGACCGGGCGACAAGGTGCGGGTGGTGTACCGGGGTTTTGTGGAGCAGGTGGTCGGCGGGCAGACGGTCATCCTGCCACCGCGGGACATCAACGCCGAGTTCTGGGTACTCAGCGCACGCGAGCAGCTCAGCAGTCAGGGGCGGTCGCTGGCGCTGATGGTCGCCGAGATCGACCGCTATGAGCAGGGCGTGGCCGAGGTCATCGTCGGCGCATTGGAGCAGGTGCGCGTGCAGGGGATGAAGGCACAGCCGAGTTTCAACGTGGTGCCCTACGGCCCGTACCGTGAGGACATCGCCGCGGGCTTCGCCGCCAGCTTCCGGCTGCCGATCCGCGATGCCATCTTCACCCTTGACCGGGCGCTGCTGATCCTGCAAACGCGCTCGTTCCGGTCGAACGTGCAGCCGCTGAGCCACCGGCATCGGCTGGCGACCTTCAACGGCACCAGCACGGTCATCGCCGGGGCGGTCACCAACCTCTACACCTTCCCGACGGCGGGCGATGGCACCGGCACCGAGCAGCTGAGCCTTGCCCGCGCCAGCGGTGGCGGGTCGGACATTTTCACCGAGCAGGCGTCGCCGGGGATGCAGTACGGCATGTACTCGGACACGCAGTTTCCGACGGGGTTGACGGTGCGCGTCAACAATCAGGTGGCAGCCAATAACCTGTTCCCCAGCGGTGGGGCGCAGATTGCCGAGATCGACATCACCAGCCTGATCAGCAGTGCCCTGCGGCAGACGCACCAGATTGATGTGACCTGCGCCAGCGGGCGCGGCACGGTCGAGGCGCTGATCGAGCTGTGGGTGACGGTGACGCCGATCCGTTTGAGTTAAGCCATAGCGAAAGGTCAATCATGAGCACCACATTCGTCGAACAAGCGCCGTTTGTGCCCAGGGGGGCGCACACGGTCAACAACAGCCTGAACACGATACAAACCATCACCGTCCCGGCGACGGCCAACTGTGTGCTGATCCAGGCACGCGGCGCGGCGGTGCGCTACACGCTGGACGGCACCGACCCGGTAGCCGGCAGCCCCGGCACTGGGTTTGAACTGACCCCGGCCATGGGCGCGATCCGCATTCCGCTCGCACCCGGATCGGTCATCGAAGCGATTCAGGAAGCGGCAGGCGCAAGTCTCCAGATTCAATTCCTGCGGGTGAACTGATGCGGGCGCTGTTCACGCCGCCGGTGCTGGGCGAGCTCGGCCTGCTGGGCGACGCGGCGAATGCGGCGGGCTTCAGTCAGGTATCCTCGGCGCAGGCGCTGGGGTCGGAGCTGGTCGCCAATAATGAGTTCACCAATTGGGCGGCGACTTTGCCCAGCAGTTGGACGGTCACGCAGACTGGCGGCAGCTCGGTCACCGAAGTGGCACCGGGCGGCGGCGCAGGTACCGGGGCGGCCCGGTTGCAAAGCCCGACCACCGCAGTGCAGCCGCGCCTTGAGCAGGTGCTCAGCGGGGTCTCGGCGGGCGATATCGTCGAGGCGCGCATTACCTGCTCGGCATTCACCGGCGGCCAGGCCGACTGGTACTCGGTCGCCAGCGGCCTCGGCTGGACGATCTCGGTGAACGCGGCGGCGGAGTTCGTGACGCTCAATACGCTGGCGCAGACTCCGGCGTATCTCTTCGGCATCACGACCGGCCTCGACCTGGTGATCGACCGCGTCTCGCTGCGGCGGCTGACCACGGACCCGGTGCAGAGCCTGACGCCAAACGGCGAAGCCACCTTCCTCTTTTCGATCCCCAGCCCCCTGCGCGGGGAGACGGCGGAGATCCGTTTCCGCCGGCAGGACGCGCTGAATTACTTCGCTGTCCGCTGCTTCCGCAATGCGGCCAACACCGCCTACACGCTGACGCTGCTGCGGGTGCTGGCCGGGGTGCAGACCACGCTGATCGCCGGGCAGAACATCGGCGCAAGTGTGGCGGGTATCCGGGCACGCTTCAACGGCAGCACGCTCCAGATGTTCAGCAGCGCCGACGGCACGAGCTGGACGCAGCGCGGCACGGACGTGACCGACACCAATCACGCGGCGGCGACCGGTGCGCTGGCGCTGCGGTCGACGGGTGTGACCTTCGGTAGCTTTAGCGGAGTGGCGCTGTGATCGCTTTGCTGGCGCTGCTGGTCGGCGTGTGTGCGCTCAATGCGGACGGCGTGCCGGTCTGCCGACGGGATGCCGCGTTGGTCAAAGACGATGCCCCGGCGTGGCTTTTGGACGCCATGCGGAGCGGGACGGCTTGCACGCTGGGCGAGGACATCTACGCGACGGTGCCGGGGGATGCCGAGGATTGGTACGCCTGGCGCGAGGCTCACCCAGAGGCGCGGATTGTCGAGCGGGTGCAGCCTGCCGACGCCCGCATACCGGATTCGTGGCTGTTTTACGCCGACGGCGAGTACGTCGTCTTCGTCTTCCAGCAGAAGCTGGCCGACGTGGGGGGCGGGTGGATGGTCGAGGTTCATGGCGAGTGTGCCAGATTGATCGCCGCCTGAGGAGATTGCGCGGTAACACGCATTCATTCAATTGAATGAACGCCATTGGGGACATCATCAATATCATGGAAGCCATTGACGGCGTGCCAGCCTGGTGCTGGCTGCCCGCGCTGATCGGCACTGCCGTGCTGGTCGCCATCGTCTGGCGCAGCAAACCGACCTGGCGGGACCTGATCCGCCGACACCCGCTCGACCCTGAGTAAATCCGTTACCATCGAACACCTGTCTTAGAGTAATGCTCGGAGGCAGGTAATGACTGAACTGCTAAAGCTCATCGAACAATTTGGCCCCTGGTTCGCCCTGGGGCTGGTTTTGTTTTACACCGAACTGGAAAAGCGGCGCAGCAAAAACCGCCTCGAACGCGACAAAGAAACCTGGCAACTGGAGTCCGCCAAGAAATCCCAGGAGCAGGTCGACGCACTCAATAAGACCCTGCTGGCGGTGATGGACGAACGGCTCGACGAGGGCCGCGCCGAGATTGAGGCGCTCAAGTCCCAGGTCAACAGCCGCGACCGCCGAGTCATGCAGCTCGAATCCGCGCTGGAAACGCAGCGGCAGGGCTTCGAGACCAAGTTGAGCGAGAGCGCCAGCCGCATCCAGTCACTGGAGAGTGAACTCGCCCGGCAGAAGGACGCCAGCAACCAGCAGATCGACGACTTACAGGGTCAACTGCTGGAGAAGGGGCGCAAGATCGCCGCGCTGGAGAAGACGGCGGCGCGGGTGATGGCACTGGAAGAGGAAGGCGCGAACAGCAAGGAACTGATCGGCACGCTGACCGAGGCGCTGAAGGCCGAACGCGCTCGGCACAAAGAGACACAAGACCTGCGGGCACAGGAGTCCCACACCGCGCAACTGCGGCTGGCCGACCTGGAAGCGCAGATTGCGCTCATCAGCCAACGGGCAGAGAGCGCGGTGCAGGGCGTGGCCGAGGTGCGGCAGATGCAGACCAAAACGCTGGACAAAATCACCGACAAGCTGACGATCCCCGGAGGCAACGATGGAAGCGGGTAAGTGGACGGCGGAGGATGTCCGCGCGGCGCTGGCGGAGTGGCAGGACGCGCCCCCGGTGCGGATCAGCTTCAGCGTGGATGAATTGAGCGGGTTGGTGCTCAACCTCAATCTGATCGAGAAACACACGCGGACGATTGGCGTGCTGCGGTCGAGAACGGCCCCGGCGGAGAGCGCCGCGATTATGGATGTGGCCGACAGGCTCAACAGCCTGATGACAACGTTGGTCTCCGCCGGGCAGCGCGTCCGGCAGGAGCGAGAACAGGAGCAACAAGTGAAGGGTTTACAACGGGTATTGGTCGGGGTGCTGGTGGTGGTGCTGCTGGCGCTGATTCCTTTTTTCGTGAGCGGGTCCGGTACATCTGCCGCGCCGGTGCTGGGGGCGGGACTGCTGCTCCAGCAGGCTGAGGCGACGGTCGAGCCGACCAGCGTGACCCCGGATCTGACTCCGGTGCCGACAGTCGAGCCGGGTGTGGTCGATACCAGCGAAATTCCCAACTACGTCATGACCTTCATTCTGGTCTTCGTGCTGGCGCTGATTTTGCTGTTCGGCGCGGTGCTGGTGCTGCTGTACCGCAGTGTGCCCGCCGTCTTTCAGTCCGGCATTAACGCCACACTGGTGAGCCTATTTGAGAAGATGCAGGATCTGGTCGCCGCCACGCCGACGAAGATTGACGACGCGCTGGCGGAAGAGATTGAGCGGCGCGTGTGGGCGCGGATCAACGAAGCGAGCAAGCCGACGCTGGCAATGGAGATCGGCGAAGCACGGGCGAAGATATTGGCACAGGCAGCGCCCGCCCCTTTATCGGACGGCCCGGCGGATCAATGACCACCCGGGCCTTCTTCGGCATCAACATCGCCATCGGCTACGCCCGGGAGTGGGGCAAGCTGCTGGAGCGCGTGCGGGACAGCCGCCCGTCGGTGCTGGTCTGCCATGTGGATAAGGCCGACCAGGTGGCACGGGCTGCCGAGTTGATGCCTGTCGCCGGGCCGGACTGCGTGATGATCCTCCGCACCTGGCACACGAAGGAAAAGGAGTTCCACTGGCGGGACCACACGCAAAACCGGCGCTACGTGGTCAACCCGGTGGATTACCTGAATGACTGGATGTTCGCCGTGCGGCAGGGCTTCGTGCTGCAGCCGCTGTGCGATATCGACGGCAGCGCCGAGCCGCAACGCGCCTATGAGTGGTGCGAGGATATCATCGCGGCGGTGCGGGCGCTGGGGATCAAGCGTAAGGTGCTGGCGCTGCCGAGCTACGCGGTGGGCAATCCGCCACTGTGGGGGAGCGCGGGCTGGACGGAGTGGCATACCAAGCTGCTCCAGCTCATCAGCGCCAATCGGGACCTGGTCTACTACTGCGCCAACGAATACGGCCCCGGCGCGGACCGCATCGGTCGGATCCGCAAGACGCTGGTTGAGCCATGCCAGGCGCTGGGGTTGGAGCTGCCGGAGTGCATCCTGAGCGAGAACGGCGTGGACGCCGGAGCCGACGCGCTGCAGCACTTCCGCTCCCGCGGGTGGACGGGTCGGCAGTATGGGACCTGGCTGGTCGGCGAGGCGCAGGCCTGGTACGTGCCGCTGATCGAGGGCGGTCTGAAGCTGCGGGCAGCGTGTTTTGTGTGGGGTGACAGCGGCGGCTTCGACGGGTTCAACCTGGAGCAGGAGCCGGACTTCTGGGACGTGCTGCTGGCGACCGGGCCAATCGTCGATTATGAGCGGGTGCGCCCGCCGCCGGTGCCTGAACCCCCCCCGCCCCCTGATGACCGGGTGACGCTGCGGCTGAGCCCGGCAGAGCGGACGGCGCTGGCCGGGGTGCTGGAGCGGTTGCTGCGCTAAGCCCTAATTTATGGGTAGCAATAAATGAACCGATTCGTCGGTTCATTTTATTCTTACAAACTGTTACTGAATCCAAAAAAATCATGAAATCGCCAAATGTAAACACTTAAATTCGTATATAAGTTGTATCCTATAAGAAGTGACTTACATGGGCTCGGGGAATGAATAACAACTGGACACATATACCCCGCTGGGCACTACGGATTATTGTGCTCGCGGGGTTGATGTACGGCGTGGGCCTGCCGCTGCTGATATTTGGCCGAACCGGCGACGTGCGCGGGCTGCTGATTGCATTGGTCATCGGGGTAGGCGCAGCGGCCCTCTTACCCATCGCGCTCCTGATTCGAAGAGCATTAGTCTATCTGGAATTCTATATCTTCTGGTACGTGGCGACCGCGGGGGCGATCCTGGCGCTTGTCTTCGGCGCGGTCAGCTTGCTGTTTGAACGTGGCTTCGGCGGCATCGCCATCATGGGCGTGCTGCTGCTGGTCGCCGGGTTGTGGCTGTTCATCAGCCGCCCCAGCAATCCACCACCCCCAGAAAACATGACTCCGCGGCGACCCCGTCACCCGCTGGATGAGCCGCCGACAGCCCCAGCGCCCCGGCCTCGCCGCCCAACGCCGCCGCCTGGGCCGCCTGATCCTGACCGGATCAACAAAGAACTCGAAGCTCGTAAGAGGCGGATCAATCCGTCTTAAAGAAAGGTTTCTCTCATCATGCGTAAGTTCGTTTTTGCCCTCATGCTTGTCATCCTAGCAATTACTTTGACGCCACTGACCGCGCAGGAAGGCCAGACCTATTACATCAACACCTCATCGGCCCGCATTCGCAGCTGCCCGCGGACCAATTGCGAGATTATCACGCGCTTGCGGTCAGGTACTGCCTTTGTGATTGATGATGTGGTCGACGGGGCACGGGTGAGCGGCTCCACTGACTGGTATGAAATCACGGTCAACGGGCGGACCGGGTACGTGCACGCCTCCCTGACCACCAGCACCCCGCCCGCGCCGCCGCCCTCGTCGTCGTCATCCTCCAGCAGTAGCAGCAGCCAGAATAGCAGCGTGCCGGCTGGCGTCCGCGCCAGTGGTGGATGCCCAGGCCTGAGCTATACCTGCTCACAACTGACCTGTGACCAGGCGCGGGCCTGCCTGGCTGCCGGTGGTGGCGATCTGGACCGGGATAACGATGGCAAGCCCTGTGAGACTCAGTGCGGGGGATAGGGTAGACGATGACAAAGGCAAAAGGGCGGCCCGTGCGGAAGGTCAAGTCAATCCGAATACCACATGGGCTTTTAGGAAGAGCAGATACTGGCAGAATTGAAAAGACTATCCAGAAGTGGATGCGGAAAGGATACAACCTAGAGAGCCAGCAAGATCAACCTTCTCGTGGATGCCTTTCATGGGGATACACGCTGCTGACTTTTATCCAAGAGTGATGCTCATTACGGCCTCAGTCATCAGATTGAGGCCTTTTCATACCATCTCGAATCCTATGGTAGAATGACCACCCCATCCGAGTTATAATAGAATGGATGTTCTGTATGGAAAACCCCAAGGAATTGGATGTGTTTCACTTTGAAGATGGCCGCAAAACTTTTGAAGACTGCGGCGAAACCGATGGTGCTCCGTTCTGGTACGCACGCGACTTTATGGAACTTCTTGGATATTCAAACTTTAGTTCATTTCGGCCAATCATAAACCGCGCTATTGGCGCTTGTACGACGCTCAATATCGATGTATTTACCAATTTCAGGCAAGTTGATAGAGTGCTTGATTCGGGTACCACTGTTCAAGACTTTAAGTTGTCTAAGTTTGCTTGCTACTTGGTCGCAATGAATGGAGACACTAAAAAAGAGCAGGTGGCTAAAGCTCAACTTTATTTTGTGACGGTCGCTGAAACCCTTCGGACCTATATCGAAGAAAGTGAAAATATTGAGCGACTGCATATTCGCGGTGAGGTCAGTGAGCGAGAAAAAAGCTTAGCTGGCGTGGCCAAAGGCCATGGAGTGGATCAATATCAACTCTTTCAAAACGCTGGCTATCGTGGAATGTATAACAAAAACATGAATGATCTCAAAGCATATAAAGGGCTTGTGGAACTCAATCGCTCTTTGCTCGATTACATGGGCAAGGAAGAGTTAGCTGCAAATCTTTATCGCTTGACGCAGACAGAATCCAAAATCAAGAATAGTGACCTTAGAGGCCAAAGCCGATTAGAAGGTGTTGCAGAAGAAGTTGGACGCTTGGTCAGAAAATCAATGTTGGAGATTAGTGGAACGCGTCCAGAGGACTTGCCTCTTGGCGAAGATCTCAAAAAGGTGAAGCAGGGTCTTAAATCCACGGCGAAGCGTCTACAACCTGGCAAAAAAGCACTTTCCCGCCGATCTTCCGGTTCGTCTGAAAAAACTGAAGATAGCTAAAGGCTAGTAACGAATCTCTAGCGCCCCGGTCGAGTGACCGGGGCGCTTTGATTCTAGGGGTCTATCTTCGGCAGGCGACCCTGATACTGCCGATGCCCGCATGGTTCGGCATACACACAGCGCCCGACTTGCTCCAGGTGGTCAATCGGCTGATTGCAGTGCAGGCAGTGAGTCGCCTCACCGGAGATCATCTTTGCAAACTCATGGATCGCGTCGATGATTTCCGGGTCTATAACTCTCTTCGGTTGCTCGTCCATCACTGCCCCCGGTTCTTCCGCAGCAGGAACTGCCAGACTCGGACGTACCAGGCGGGGCGGCGGAGCTTGGCGCGGGCGGCCTCCAGCGCGATGCGACCTGTGGGGGTGACGGCGGCCTCGATCAAGGAGGCGATGCCGGGCGATTTCTCGCACAGTATCGCCAGCGCTTCGATTTCAACTTCGTCTTTCAACATGGGAGGGATCTCCAAAGTGGGGGCGAGGGGTGGCTCGCCCCGCGTGCGGTTAAAGATCTACACGCCGCAAACGCTGCTCGCTTCGGCGCAAGTGTTATCGGCGTCATGAAACTGATCCCAGAGGCTCATCTGCTCCGGGAGTTCTGACAGCGGAACTCGGCCCCGGTACAGCGTCACCCGGTCCGAGCGGTGCGGACTGCCTGCCCGAATGTTTTGATACTTGGCGTTGATGCGCTCCTCGATGCCGATCAGCCGCTGGAAGCCATCGGGATCATGCCGACGCATGGCAATGAACTCGGTCATGGTGGTGAAGGGGCAGCCCTTGCAATGACTCGGCGGCGGCACCTCCAGACCCGCGGCGCGGATGATGTCAATCGCTTTTTCGCGCAGGAGCTGCATCTCGATCAGCGGGTATTCGTAGCGCTGCCAGAACCCCAGCGCCCGGCCTTCGACCCACATCTTGCGATCTTTATCCCAGGTGATCTCCCGGTCATGCCATTGCAGCGGCTTTTTAGCCGCGCGGTGCATCTCGTCGGCGCTGTAGCCGATGCCCAGCTCCACGCTCGCCCCGGGGTGGTTCTCTTTAATCCAGCGTGAGACCACGCGCACTTTCCAGTCCAGCGTGCAGGTGCGATTGCCGACGCCCCGCTCTGAAAAATAGACCGGCATGGGGATCGACCGATTGGCGTCTGACATGGTGTATTCAAACAGATCGACCGGATTGCCTTTTTTGTCGCGCTTAAAAATCTCCACAAACGGGATGTTATGGGCGCGCAGGTAGGGCAAGAGCACATCGTGCATATAGGCAATGGTCGCCGGGTTCTCACTCTGGTGGCCGACGTTGGCAAACACAAAGGCATCATAGGGCCGGGCCAGCAGCCCATGGGCCTGAGCCACGGTCACAGCGACCGACTGCGTCCCCATGCCATGGGAGAAGATCCGCACGGGCTTCTGCGAGGTGTGATAGTGCGGGATAAAGCGCGGCTTTTTTGACATGGTGGCTCCAAAATGGGGGGGCGAGGGGTGACTCGCCCCGCGTGCGGTTAATCAAGCAACTTGGCGGCGTTATAGCCCTGCAGCCAGGCCTTACGATAGGCGCGGCTAAAAGACACACGTCCATCCAATGTGCGCGAGTCTTTATAAGGGCAATCTTGCTCTTTGAGGCCGGCATAGAACGCTTGCCATCCTTTAATAATGGCTGCGCGGCCCCATACCTTGCCCGTATATCTATCAACCTGCCGCTCAAGATAAGCCTGAAGGTATTCATTCAGCTTTTCCTGCGGCGTAAATTTGCCGTATCGCAGAGCCTTGGAACCTTTAGTCGTCACTCGCCAAGAACCTATGCCATTGGTTTCGGCAAGTCCGTGCAGTTCCAGTGACCGGCAAACTTCTTCTGGGTTGCTGCCTACACTAAACCAACGAACATCAACGTAGGCAGTTCGATCAAAACCTGCTTCTAACTCAATAAGCAAGTGTTTGAGCATGGTCTTTTGTTCTTGTGTAAGGTTCATGTTTCGTGACCTCCAAAGTGGGGGCGAGGGGTGGCTCGCCCCGCGTGCGGTTTTAGGGCTGGATGGACTCAGTGGAAGCTGTGACTGCGTGTTGTCTGATGCTGCCATCGTGCACGTAGCGACCATCATAGTGATAGACATTGGTGTGATAATCCTCATCGGGCTGCACAGTCCAACCGAGGAGTTCAAGCGTGCGGATACGTTCCTCATGCAGTCGATTTTGCATGTGATCAAGTTCTTGTTCGCCAAGTCCGATCTCGGTCTTGTACCAGTATTGGTTTCGCTCGGTATGCACGGCTTCGGCAAGGCGTTCTTCAAGTTGTTTGATTAAACCAAGTGCGCGGTTGAGGCGATGTGTCAAAAATTCCTCAAATGTCTGTAATGGAACCTCGCCCTCAGTGATAACCTGACTGTTCCAGCGAGCACGTAGATCATCAACGCTTAGTTTGTTCATCGTGTCATTTCTCCAAAGTGGGGGCGAGGGGTGACTCGCCCCGCGTGCGGGTTTAGGGCTTGACCGTCCACCAGTATTTGCCGGTGGAGGGGATGAACTTGACGAGTGAGCGGTCCTTGCGGGCGGCGGTGAGCTTCGGCCCGCCGATGACCTGGTATTGGATACCGAACGTGACGTTGATCGGCAGCGCGTCCGGTTGGTACAGGGGGCGGACGCTGCCGCGCCGGTCGCCGCCGGGCGTGGCCGGTGGGTCAATGCTGATGATGACCACCGGCTGATCCAGTGGGGTGCGGAGCAGCTCATCGCCGACGGCCAGATCGGTGTGCTTGCACCACAGCGTCGTGATCGGCGGGATCATCGCGCACCGCCGAGGATTTTGCGGGCCAGCTTCCGGGCGTCCGCCGTGGTACCGCCGACCCATAGGGTCGGCGTCAGGAACTGGAGCACATGCCCGCGCAGTTGGTTGGCGAGGATGAGCTTCGGTCCGCCGCAGAGCCACCAACTGGCGCTGATTGAGCGGTCGGTGGGCGCGTGCTTTTCCGAGTGATACAGGAAGACGGTGCCATCCGCCCCGCGCAGGCGCACCAGGTAGAGGGGCGACCGGCGGCCTTTGGTGCGGCGCTGCACCCACTCGACCGTGAGCGGACCTTTGACCTCGATCCCCGGCAGATGCTCGATCACATCGTCTTTGCTGATCGCCCACAGGTTGATCTTGAAGCGCTCAATGCCGGTCGGTTGTTGCGGGCGGCGGTCGAGCCGGTCGCGGCTGGTGGTGACGCCGCGCCGGTTGGTGTAGATGACCGTATTGGAGGCGGTCGGCGGAGTCGCGCTGGGCCGGGTGTTGAGGCGGCTGTTGAGAGCCGCTATCGCCAGAGGGTCGTAATGGTTGGCGCGGCTCATGACAGCACCTCGACCGGCTGGGGCACGTCGACCGCGTAGCAGCCATCCTGCTCGATGGTGATGGGCAGCATGTGCCCGGAGACCTGCCAGCACTCCCGGCCATAACCGGCGCTGCCCGCGAGCAGCTTGCGGCGCAGGGTGAGGGTCTCCCACTTGCCGCTCAGCTTAAACTGGATCTGATCGCCCGGCTGGAGGTGCTCCCCCCGGACGAGTTGACGTGTGGTCGTGGTCATTGTCGGTTGCATGGTATACTTTCCTTTGTATCTGCCTGGATACACTTCGGTTTGGTGGGCGGGGGTGTTGGTCGCACTCCCGCCCGCTGCGTTTAGAGCGAACTGGCAACGATCATCGGCCAGCGCCGCCACGGAACTTTCACGGTCTTGAGCTTCTTGGCCTTTACCCAGCGGCTGACGGTGCCCTGGTCGACGCCCAACTGCGCGGCGGCCTGCGTCTGTGTGATCACTTCCACCCCTTCAAAATAGAGCTTGCCATCAGACTCCGCCGGAGCCGGGGCTACATCCTTCCGACCACGCCGCGCCTTCACCAGCTTGGCCTCGGTCGCTGCCAGGGTTTCGCGCAGGTAGGCGTTCTCCTCCTCCAGCTTGGAAACGCGCGCGCGTAACTGCGCGTTTTGCGTCATCAGTTGATCGCGCTCGTCGTCGGAGCGGTTGCGGGTGGCGGCCACGGCGAGCGCTTTGCCCACGCGGCTGATGGCGGACGCGGTCATGACTGGGTCTGCTCCGGTACTGGCTGCACGGCCTGGATGGCGGGGGTGTAGATGCCGCCGACCTTGAAGCCGGTTGTCACCGCTCCGCCGCGGCCATCAAAGGCGACGCCGAGCTGATCGGTCAGCGGCTGGCGTGTGAGGGTGCCGAGCGTACCCGCGTGTAAGGGGTAGGGGTCGTTGGGGCTGTTGTCCGGCTGGAGCACCAGCTCCACCCGCATACCATCTTTTGCCCAGTTGACGATGACGGGCTGCAGCAGGTCGTCGGTAATCGGCGTGAATTCCTGCGTTGCGTCGTCATCCACCAGAATGGCGTCGTGAATGTGCTTGTGGGCAGTTTGCAGCGCGGTGAGCTGGCCGATGGGACACGTCTTTGCCGCGTCCGTCTTGAGTAGATCGCCGAGCAGTTGGTAGACCCGGCGCAGCGCCACGGTGTTGATCAGCGCGCAATTGGTTGGGGCCGGGTCGAACGGGAGGGGCTTGGGTTCAAAGGTCATGGTTGCACATCTTTCTATGTAGTGATTACAAAACGGATTGGGTGAGGTTGTCGGCACGACCTAGGGCGTGGGCGCTGGACTAGCCGCCGGTGGAACTCATTTGCATGAGCTTGTCCATCCAGTCGCGGTAGCGGGGGTTATTGCGGAACTGCTTCGGCAAGCCCTTGCTCAACTGGGTGACGCCTTCCTCGGAGGCCAGCGCTTCGATCTCAGCGGCGGCTTCCACCTGCCAAGTGGCGGCGAGGCCGATGCTGACATTGGCGGCGACGCTGTGAAGGTCGTAATCATCGTCTTCCGGCTCCCGGTCGAGGTACTCGGCAGCATCCAAACCGGCGTTGGTCAGTTCATACGCGCCCCAAAGCCGATCAAAAGACACCAGTCCTGCGGCGTACAGTTCGTCCATGGCCTTGCCGGATGGCATCGACTGATAACGAAGACCTAAGAGGATGGCTTTTTGCTCGGCGGTGAGGTTGTCGTACTGCTCCATGGTCATGTGCTCCTTCGTCTATATAAGTGATCCTGCCCAGACTGACCACCTGCCACATTGGGGTATCCATCCGAGAATGAAATGCAGGTGATCAGTCGGCGCTTGACCACGCCCAGGCTACTCATGAGGAGTCACACACTCATCGGGGGAGATCGGGGATTGTTCGCCACAGGTCTCATGAGCAGCCTGCACAGGGTCAGGCGATTGAGCGCAGCGGGGTGAGGGCGAGTTCTAGAAAGTCAGTGCAGCTCCGCATCTCAGCGGGTCGGCCTGTCCTCTCGCCTCACCGGGTTCTGGGTGCTACATAGGCCACTTCTCCCGTGTGGATGGCTCACCCCGCTGCGCTCAAGGTTTCGATTGGTAAGGTGCGTTTTTGCCGGTCTGTTCTCTTAGAGATACAATCGGCAACGGCAGTAAGAAAATCGTGCTAGAACGTTGTGGTTATGTTCTTGCCGTTCTTGCTGTTATTACTAAGATACATCGGACTATGCACAGCGTCAATCAATTTAAGGTTACAAATTTCTAACTTTTGGCAAGAAGTTATTGCCAACGGTAAATTATCCGCATATGCTGAAAGGTGTACGAAATGCCCAAGACAAAATCCGGAGCGAAGCGGATGGTAACGACCAACATCAAAGTGACAGAAGAAACTCATGCCGCTGTCCAAGTAGCCGCCGAGCTTGCGAAAAAGACTCAGAGCGCTCTTATCTTGGATGCATTGCTGGCGTACATGCCGGAGATCCCTGAAGAGATCAAACGACGTAAAGAACTTCAGGAGAAACTTGAAAAGCGTCGAGTAAAAGCGCAACCAAACTAGGCGCATCTGCACGAAATTCACGAAAAATTCACAAGAGCGTTGGGCAGGGAGACGTTAGCAGAGTCAGTATTAGCAGCATCGTCATAGCGAAGCACAAAAGCCAGTCTGTGCATAGAGGACTGCAAGATTATGAGCAAAGCTGTATTGACTGCTGCTAAGGAACTGATTGACTCCGGCAAGTACCACGAGGCGGCGACCATCTTGCGGGCGCTGCCTGATGACCCCACTGCCCAGAAGTGGCTGGCGACCCTGGAAGCGAAGTATCTGCCGAAAGCGGCACCGAGCGGGCCGACTAGCATCGGCCTGACGGCGAAAGAGATGAGGGCGTATGAAGCGAAGCGACTGCGGGAAGCAAAAGCGAGCAAGCGACCGGGATACACGCTCGGTCAGCAGATTGGCCGTTTGGGGTGCAACCTCATCGTGCTCAGCGCGATCTGCGGCGGGTTGCTCTTTTTCTCCTCGCTGTTCTCCGGCACTGGACGCTCAACTGTGAGCCGCCCGACGCCTGCCGCCCGTGCGACCGAGCCGCGTGCTGCCGGGCCTGCGCCGACCGTCACCGCGTCGGCGACGATCACTGAGACGCCGGTGCCAGCGACTGCCGCGCCGACCCTGAGCCTGGATGATCTGATGGCGACCAGTGAAGCGGTGCGCCCGGCGCTGGAGCAGGCGCTGGTCGGCCTGCCGGATCTGCAATCGCTGACCAGTGTGTCGGCCATGCAGTTGGCGGACGGCTGGTATGTGGACGTGGTGGCGGGCATCGCCCCGGCGGATGATAACGAGTTCACCATGCCGCGCATTCTGACCGCGGTTGAGGGCGTGGTGCAGCCGATCATCAACCTGCGCGTGACGACCCCTCAGCGCACCTGGCTGTGGGAAAATGGCGAGTGGAAGTATGTGGCGCTGGGCGCGGCGCGGGTGTCGCCGACGGTGACCTCGATCCCGATCACCGTTGCCCCGGTTATCCGGTCGCAGCCACAAGCCCAACCGGGTTTTGTCTGCCCACGTAATTGTGACGGCGCGGTGGCTATGGGACTCTCCGCGCAGCAGGCGGCGACTTGCCCGGGGCTGGATCGGGATAAAGACGGGGTGGCCTGCTACGGCGATTGACGCATAGCACTATGCACAGGCGGTCGGCGCGACTGAAAGGTTGCCCGGCATCAAGGCCGGGCCTGTGAGTGGTCTCTGAAAGAGGGGACGCGCAGCTTAAAAATCAAATACTAAACAGCGAATTGAGATGGGTTTCTTTGTGCTGATAGGGCGATTATCCTATATA